TTCGCATTTATGGACGAGAAAGCATGGAGCGAGGTATTGAGGGCAACAGTATTAGTGAATGGCAAGAAAGTTCTACTCATATCAACACCCAAAGGAAAGAATCACTTCTTCAACTTATATCAACTCGATGGCATCAATCCGCAGTACAAGTCATTCAGCATGACCTCATACGACAATCCGATTATCAATCCAACGGAGATTGACGATGCAAGGGCAACACTTCCAGACCATGTCTTTCGGCAAGAATACATGGCGGAGTTCATTGATGGAGGCGCATCTCTATTCGTGAACATGAAGTGGCAACAAGGCGAGATAACGGAGAAGTGTTTCGCAGGAATAGATGTCGGCAGGGCAGATGATTACACAGTTCTATCAATTTTCAATGAGAGAGGCGAGATGTTCTTCTGCGAGAGGTGGAGGCAGATGGAATGGTCAGCCATCGTCAAGCACATCGGCAATGCAATACGCAGGTACAGATGTTCAACAACTATGGAAATCAACTCCATTGGCGATGTAGTTTTTGAGATGTTGCAGAAGGAAATCGGCTCAGAGTTCTTTCTGGATTCGTTTCTAACCACCTCAAAAAGCAAACAAGACATCATTGAACGCTTGATTGTTGCCAACCAGAACAATGAGGTGTCTTTTATGCCTCATAATTGGCTCCAGAAGGAGTTTGAAGTCTTTACCTATGAATATAACGCTAAGACAAGGAATGTTCGTTACAGCGCACCTAATGGCTTTCATGATGACGGAATCATGGCAACAGCCATCGGGTTTGAGTGCTACCTCAAGCATAAGTCGGGATGGGGATATAATTTTTAACATTTAACACTAACAATTCAATAATTTTACCTTATACTTGATGTATGAAACTACCTAAAAGTTGGAAAGATATAACAGTTCGTCAGTTCATGGACATTGATGACTTAAAGAACGACACCTCAATAGGCAAGGCGAATCCTTCCTTTGCAGCTCTCGAACTTGAATGCCATCTCATTGCGCTGTTATCTGGAGTGTCTTACACCGACATTGAATCGGATAAGGACATTGTCAATATATCTCGGCAGCTTGCATTCCTTAACGAGATGCCATCGGAGAAACAAGTCAATAGATTCTGGCTGAATGGTTACACTTGGCATGTGAACAATGACATCCGTACATTGAGCTTTGGAGAATACATCGATCTCGATTCATTCGCTAAAGAAGGAATCAAGAAACTGCCAGAGTTGATGGCGATATTCTGCGAACCATACAGACTATTCAAAGTGAAGATGACAATGGAAGAAAAGATTGAAAGAATGAAACTTTGTCCGATAACTATTGCCTATCCGCTGAGTGTTTTTTTTTGCAATCTCTTAGAGGGCTTAATGAACAATTTAGTAATCTCGGCAAACGGAAAATTAGAGCTAATCGGAAAGGAGTTGAAGGATATGGAGAGTTCGCTGCTTATTGGGGATTTATAGTGATGCTTGACAACATGAGCAATCACGATGCAACGAAGTGGGACTATTTTTTAAACTTGAATGTATGCAGAGCGTTACGGACTGCAATGTTCTACAAAGAGAAAGAAGATTTAATCGATTAATAAACTATGCCTCAATTCTCAAACAAACATAACTTTGAAACTGACTTGTTCAAGTCTTTGCTATCAACTGAGGGCAAGGGCAAAGATATGTTTGAGAATGTTAAGCATGGCATCGGTAAGGCATGTGCCGACTTCATCAAGGCGATGCGTGATAATATCAGCGAAGATGACACCATTGCAACAGGTAAGCTACAAGCATCAATACAACCTCAGCTCCCCATCAAACACATGGGAGCGACTTATCAGATAGTATTCTTAGCCGAAGACTATTGGGAGGATGTGGATCAAGGCACGAAGCCGAAAGGGTACAGCAAGGCAAACATGAGTGAGTTGATGCCGAAGATTAGCAGATGGCTTGTGGCTAAGAAAGGAATCAAAGGAACGGAAACAGAAAAGAAAAGACTGCAAGCTGCATTCAGAATATCCAGAGCAATTTTAAAGAAAGGAACTATAAAGAGATTCGGTTACAAAGGGAGCGGATTCTTTTCAAAAGAGATTGATGGATTCAAAGCAGAGCTACAAGCAGAACTCAAGAAACAAACAGGAAAGGATGTAAAGATAGCACTACAAAAAATATCAAAATAATGGCAATCACAATCAACTCACAACCAGAACTTATTGCACCTGCATACAACAACATGGTGTTCTCACTTGAATCCTCGAATGTTGGCAATGCTAACTTCAAGTTCATCTGCGACATTTACAATGATGCGTATCCGACTGTGTTCATCCGCAAGAAACTTCCTGCGAATCCCTCGAATGGCTATTGCTACTTTGACATAGCAGGAATAGTACGCAACTACATGACAAGCGATCCACCAACGGATGTCTTGGTACAATTTACAGACTGCACGAAGTCTTATGCTAACTATACAGTAAAGTTTGGCGAAGAATACGGAGCGACCTCTGGCATAGTTGAATATCCAGACTTAGAAACAGTATCACAAATCACATTCATTGCAGCCATTGATTACGTTGATTTTACTCAGCAATTAATCACAGTTGATGACTTCAACATGGGATTGCATGTGCCATCAAGATTCTTGACAAACATTCCAGACAACATTGAAGTAAGACTACAAGACTACTTTTGGCTATCATTCATCAACAACGATAGCGATGTTATTGATGTTTTTATTCGTCAATACAACAGCGCAGGTGGACTTCTGCAAGCAGACCATACAGCCGATACATTAGGACTTACAGCAACACTTCAACAAGTTGGATGCGGAGCTGCTAACATTGTTAATTCAATAGGCATGGATGCAGCTACAAGTTACTATACAGTTGTACTATTAGATTCAGGACATGTAGTGTCCGAAGTTAGAACATTCAACTTAATAGAATACTGCTCGCCAATCTCAGAAACCTACACTCTGACATTCTTGAATAAACTTGGCGGATATGATTCAATGAACTTCTTCGGACAGCCATTGAAAACATCAACAGCAACTAAGTCTACATTCAAAAAGAGGCAAGGACAATGGAAGGCAACAGCTTATATCTACGCTCCAACGGACAGAAACAAAGTACAGTATCAAACCATGATTCAAGATTCTGTGAAGTTGATGACAGGATGGATAACAGACGAACAAGCGACATGGCTTGAAGAACTATTCAGCTCGCCAGATGTCTTAGTTACTTATGGAGATTATTCATTGATACCTGTGAACATAACAGATAGCAACTTAACATGGAAGACTACTTCGAGAGAGAAACTATTTAGCTTAGAATTTATGATGGACTTTTCAACTATGAGAATTAGACAACAATATTAATGAGGACAAGAATATTACTGAACGGATACGATGTTGATTTGATTGACGAAATCAGTATGCCATTGAACTTTGCAATCGCTGACATTCGCAATCCAGAGAAACGCAATACATCATTCAGCAAGACATTGACCATACCAGGTACATCGGTAAACAATGACTTGTTCGGTATGCTCTTTGACATCTCAGTTGATGTCAATTCAAGTGGTAGTGTGAACTCAAACGTGCCTATCAATCCGAATAAAAAAGCAGATGTCATAATCTTGTTTGATGAAAATATAATATTCACAGGATACTTCCAACTTGTTGCCATCAAGAAAAGCGAGGCAGATTACAAAATAGAATATCAATGCAATGTGTTTGGCAAGCTCAAAGACTTGTTCATCAACATAGGAGAACTGCTATTGAGCGACATTGACTTGAGTGAGTACAATCACATCTTAAACTATCCGCATGTAGTTGATTCGCTGAGCTTAAAAATACAAAAGAACGCATCCGACTTCCCATTCACACTTGGAGTTGGTTATGTGTATCCAATGATTGACTTCGGTAGGAATAACGATGTGAATTACAACATCACAGACTTCTTGCCATCGGTGTATGTAAAGACTATTGTAGATAAGATAATCAATGCAGCAGGGTTTCAATACACATCAACATTCTTTGATTCGGTGGAGTTCTCAAAGTTGATAATTCCATTCGGAGGCGGACAGCTTACACTTGGAGAAACAGATGTAAATAATAGAACATTCAAAGCAAGTAATACAAGTACACAGAATATTCAATGGACAGGTAATGCGTTGAGCTTTGTACAATTAGAATTTCAAGACGATTCAACAGGAACGAACCACGATGCAGGTAACAATTACAATACTAGTACTTGGGTTTTTACAGCTCCAAAAGCAGGTGTTTATAAAATAAATTCTTTTTTAAATGTAAGTCTTACTCACTTCCCTGTTTCATCTCCTATAACTCCTATAAATAATTTTTCATTAGGAACTTTTTATATTGCAAAAGGAATCACAGCTCCGACTTATTTTATTGGTTCTGTTCCTTTAATATCTATCAATACAATAGCATCTATACAAGCTAATGCATTTAATATAGTTGTAGGCACAAGTGTATCAAGTGGCAATACATCAACAATACAAAGTGGATTAATAACAACAGGAGAAATCTCATTACTTGCAAATGAAACTATATTTATTTTGTTCTCTCAAAATGTTACATTTTCAATAGCTAATGCACAAAATTCATTATACAATACACCATCAATAGCAGCAGGCGGAAGTGCTTATACAAATGTAAACATAGAGAGTGATTCTTATTTTGAGGCACAACTTCAGGCATCTCAAATCGCAGAGGGCGATATTGTGGTTATGAATCAAGTCTTGCCTACAAAAATCAAACAGAAAGACTTCTTATCTTCTATATTCAAGATGTTCAATATTTACATTGAGCAATCAAAACAAACGCAGAATCTTCTTATCATTGAACCACGCAACGACTTCTATCCTGACACAACCATCAATGATTGGACTTACAAGTTAGACCTCAGCAAAGATATTGAGATAATGCCGATGGGAGAACTTGATGCACGAACTTACTTATATCAGTTCAAGAGTGATGAAGACTACTTCAACAAATTCTATCAAGATAGATGGACTGAGAACTATGCACGACTAAGATACGACATAGACAATGACTTTATAAATGCCGAAAAGATAACTGAGACAATATTCTCAGCAACTCCATTGGCAGACCGCAACGGAACGGATAGAGTGATACCTCGCATCTATCAAGTTGATTCAACAGGAACAATCTCAGCAAAGACAGGCAACATACGGATAATATACTACGGAGGCGTCAAAGAAACGCTATTCCCTTACAACATAATTCAAGTCAGCGGAACAACAGTTGCAACGCATTACGGATACTGCGGACATCTTGACGATGTCGAGAATCCAACATACGACTTGAACTTCGGTGTGCCTAAGGAGGTGTTCTACACAGCAAGCAAGTACACAGATAACAACTTGTTCAATAGGTTCTGGAGGGTGTTCATTGATGAGATTACAGGCATCAACTCAAAGATAGTTAGTGCATACTTCCATCTCAATTCATCGGACATTGAAACGCTTACATTTCAAGATACATTCTACTTCGAGGGAGAGAACTTCCGCCTCAACAAGATTATAGATTACGATGCAGCGCAGAACGTACCGACTAAGTGTGAGTTCATTCGCATACTTAACGGAGTGCCATTCTCGCCAACAGTTGCCGACACGAATGGCTCTGGGTGGACTGTCTTCAATGATTATGATGAGATACTTCCGCAGAATGTTCAACGAGTAGGAGTGAACAACAACGGAGCGAACTCCAATGGTTCAATCAACAGAGGCGATAACAACGTCATTGATCCATCCGCTGTTGGAGCAATGGTCATCGGCAACAACAACTTCATCGGTTCTATGTGCCGCAACGTATCATTCATCAATACAAGTGGATGCACAGCAGCTCCAAACACAACTAATATCACAGCAGTAAACTGCCAGAATACAATCTTTGATTCAAGATACAACAATCAAACGATAGTTAATAATATAATATACGGATTCGCTAACATAGTTCGCAAGACAGCAGGGTACAAATCAACATCACTTGACTTGAACAAACTTGTTATAATGGACATCACTAACAACGCAACACTTGACCTTCCTGAGCTGCTCACAATAGCGAATGGATGGCGCATAGAGATAAAGTGTGTGAGCGCAACAGGAAAGAAGGTAAAAGTAACAATAGTTGATGGCGCATTGATGGAGAATGGCTCAGACCACGATGACTTGAATGCGTATCATTCGGCAGTCTACACTTACAGGAACTCAGTATGGTACATAACCGCAATAACTTAAGCAATGGCAATAGTAGAAAATTTAAAAGTAAATGTTGATGTTGACGGAGGTGCGAAATCACTTAAACAACTCAAAGCAGAGTTCAAAGAAACTCAAACAGCATTGGAAGGATTGGATGCATCCTCTAAGGAATACACAGAAACGCTAAAGAAGTTAGCCAACACTAAAGATGAGATTGAAGACTTGAACGATGCCATCAAGTCTCAGATGGGAGCAGGTAAGTTTGAAGCGTTCTCAAAGGTAGGTTCATCAATAGCAAGTGGATTCGCAGCGGCAACAGGAGCAGCGGCATTGTTTGGAAGCAAGTCTGAGGAAGTAGAACAAGCATTGCTGAAAGTACAAGCTGCAATGGCATTCTCAGAAGGACTTAAGGGATTGGAAGGATTGGGAGAAGCATTCAAGAATGCTAAGACAGTAGCAGTAGACTTCGGCAAGTCAGCAGTTGATGCGCTGAAAGGAATGAGAGCAGGGATAGCAGCAACAGGAATAGGATTGCTTGTCATTGCTGTTGGAGCATTGGTTGCATATTGGGATGATGTAAAGAATTTCTTTAATCAGTTTACAGATGCAGGGAAAAGCATTCTAAAAGTAAAGACACAACTCAATGAAGCATCAATCGAAGGAGCAAAGAACTCAGCGGTAGAAAAAACAAATCTTGATAATTTATACAGGGCATCTACCGACCAGAACACAAGTCTAAAAGATAGGAAAGAAGCTCAACTTGAGTTACAAAAGACATATCCGCTGACATT